CCCATCTCGTAACTGCTGCGTCAGGGTACGTTCGGCCTCCTTTTGAACATCTGGTACAAGGCCGTACTCTGCCGCAACGAACTCACGAGCTTCGGGCTGGATCTCAGGTGCCTCCGCCGCACAGACCGAGGAGACGTCGAAAGAGGCGACTGAACCAAGCCGACCTCGGGATTGAAGACTCTTGTAGAAGTCCTGCAGCCCCTTGGACAGCCCAGTCGCCGCCCCCTCAGCGTATTCAACGGCCCCCTTCACTATCTTCTTCACTTCTTTCTGGCGCTTGTGAAGGTACTCCCAGAGAACAGGCCCGGCCACAGGTAACCCGGAATAGTTCTCGTAATAGGACATACACTTCGCAGTCTCCAACTCATCACGTCCAGTGGTGGTACTCTGGTCAGGGTCAAAGAAGCTGAAGGCGCGTGACAGAACCTCAACGGGGTGTTTCATCCGCACCAAACACTCCTTAAGGCTCTTGCCGGCTGTCTTGGCACACTCAACAACAGTGTTGCCGCAGAAATTCAGAGAGCTGAAGTTGTATTGCCAGTCAAACTTCAGACGAACACCGAGATCCCTGACTGCATCCTCCATCCGCTTCTCGTCAAAGTCAGCACCGATAGCGATGAGGCCGTCGTCACCTTCAAAGAGCACAGGATACCTGTCGATGACATCGCGCACCGCAGTGTGGTGGTACCGAGCAAGAATAGCGTGACACCAGACCCAGTTGCAAACGAAGTTACCGTAGGATGTGTGCTCCTGTCCAGACAGGCGCATCGGGGGGAGGAAAAGAGTCTCAAGTTGGCCAACGCACACCGGAGGGACACGTGAGTACCAGTCCATAAGCGCGGAGACAAGGGGCCGGGAGCCCTTATCAGCAGCGCTCACAAACACTGGCATTTCAACGTTACGTATCATGTACGGTGAAACATTGGATTCCATTGAGGTGAAGTCAGTCTCGATGATCCCTCGCAACTCGCCAAACTTGTCAGCCAGGCGCTGAGTAATTTGGGTCGCCGTCAGGCCCTTCACACATGAGTCACTCATCCGGGAGAAGAAATGATGTTGACTGGACATGAGTACCATGTGGGAAAAGCCCCTGAGACGGATACAGGGCGCGATGATGTTGCGCGGCGCCTTG